CCTGCAACGGCCGATTTTATGTTTGCTTTAATATCAAATGAAGAATTAGAAGCACTAGGTCAAATGAAGATTAAACAATTAAAGAATAGATATAATGACCCTAGTATTAATCGTGCCTTTATTATTGGTGTAGATAGAGCTAAGATGAAGTTATATGATGTATCTAATAATGCACAAAACATTGTAGATGCTAACCAAAAACAAGTAGAAGTGAAAACAAGTTACGATAAGTTTTCAGACTTTAAAATATGAAGAAACAAAAAGTAAGATTTCATAGAAACGATAAAAGACCTAGTCATCTAGGTTCTCAATTAAGTTATGAAAAGAAAATGGTCAAATCAAATAATAAAATACTATGGCAGGCCATTGAACAACCAACAGGCACAATTATAAGACAATCTTTCTTTGAAGAAGATATAGAGAACGTAGTTAATTTTCAAAATACACACCGTCAATGGCAACCTAATGGTGGTATTCCTAAATTCCTTTGCGATAATATTAAGTAGCCTTTTATAAATATATAAATGGCAGATTCACCCAAAGAAGCAGAAGCTACACAAGCTTTATTTTGTTACGTAGCCGATATAGTAGGTTTATCAAAAATTAAAGAATGGGATAATTACATTAACGGCAAATTAACATACGAAGATTTTATAGACAAATATTCTACCTATATGCAAAATGGAATAGGTAAGTATGTTCAAACAACTGTTTCTTTAACACAAATTAAAAGTTTTTTAAAAAGAGATAAGTCTTGGTTTCTATCGTCTTTATTAATAGCAAAAAAGATTCTTTTAAACATACAAGAAATTAATTCTAAATTTTCAAAAATTAAAGCTCCTCAATGGAGTGAATTGTTTTATGCTCACGGTGATAAAGATGTGATGTATAATATATCACTATTATTCAAAACTTGTAATGATAATTATAGAAAACAAAAAGGAACTACTTATTTCGGAGATTTAAATAAATGGTGTCCAGCAGATATATACTTTGCTTCAGAAGATGCTAAAACAAAAATAAGAGATTTATTAAAAGATTCAAATTTAACTTTTGCTCAATTGAATGAATTTACAACAAAATTTATACAAAGCGGAGATTTGCTACCACTATCATTAAAAAAAACTACGTCAGATGTAAAACTATTAAAAATAAATTTTACAGAAAATAAATCAGATGTAGAATTAAATACCTTAAAAATAGCCAATGTAGGTGGTTCAAATGTTACTAAAAAGTATGAAGAAAGAAGAGGAGTTTCCTATAATAAATCAACAGGCAAATTAATCTATACTAATGAAACAGGTCAAAGAGATATATACATTCATTTTAAATCACAAGTATCAACTGGTTGGATACAAATACGACACATAGCTTACACAAGTAAAAGTGGAGTGAAACCACATAAAGAAACAAAAATAGATATAAAATATACTGGTGCTGAGGCAAGAGGAGGATCTATAGCATCTTTTCCAATATTATGTTCTATAATAAAAACGGTAGACAATGGCTTTGGATCAAAATTGCTAAGTTTGTTTAATAATAGTTTTAAAATTTTTGAAGTGAATACGGCAGAATATATAAAAAAGACAGGATTAAAATTGTACAACGGTAGTCCAGAACAAAAAAGTAAATTTCAAAAAGACGTAGGTAATTTGAGTGCATTATATTTAATGAATCCTATCAGTAAAGAATTGAATAACTATTTTGGTTCATCATCTAAGAATAAAAAAGAAGATATTTTAAGAGCCGTATTTGCATATATTTCATCTAAAACACCTTTATCTAGTAAATTTGTGGTAGCAAAATAAAGATTTGACTTTATATAAATAGTGTGATAAGATTGATATATTAGATGGACTATTTGACTTTATTTATGGGAACTATGAGAGGTAAATGTTTAGTTTTAAAGGATTCGTTACTAAGGGTACAAATACCCATTTAGAACACTTAGAAGATTCTATTATAGATAGAGGTTCAAAGGGCGGTAAAGATGCCGTTAATTTTCTAAAGTCAATCAAAAAAATGCTGACAGGCCACGTAGGTGGTAGACTTAACGTAACTGTTAAATGGGACGGTGCGCCTGCTGTTATATGTGGCATTAATCCAGAAAACGGCAAATTCTTTGTTGGTACAAAATCAGTATTCAACGTAACACCTAAAATTAATTATTCAACAGGTGATATAATGAAAAATCACGATGGTGTATTAGCACAAAAATTAATTGTATGTTTAAGAGAGTTATCTAAATTAGGTATTACAGGCATATTACAAGGCGATTTACTATTTACAAAAGGTGATGTTAAAACAACTACAATAGATGAACAGGATTTTTATGTATTTACACCTAATACAATTACATATGCTGTGGCTAGAGATAGTGATATAGGTAGAAGAATTGCCAGTGCAAGATTAGGTATTGTATTTCATACATTATATTCAGGAAGTAAAATGAGCAATCTAAAGGCCAGTTTTGGTTCATTAAGAGGATTTCCTAAACTATCATCAGTGTTTGTAACAGACGCCACGTACAAAGATGCTTCAGGCGTTGCAACATTTAATAACGCAGAAATGAGCCAGTTTGATAATATCATAGCGATGGCCGAAGGTTCTTTATCAAAAGCAGAACCGTTATTAAATCAATTCAATTCAACAGACCCATTATCGGTAGGTTATAAACTTAAATCTTTCTTTAATTACTTTATAAAAAATACACAAGGCGATATTGCTAAAGTAAAAGAATTGATAGAAATGTTTAGATCATATTATGCAAATATGATACAACAAGAAGTAGATGCCGTTTCTAAAGATGAAACTAAAAAAAAGTATAGAACAATAAGAGATAATGGCTTAGATTTTATTGACAGAAATAAACAAGCATTATATTTTACAATTGCAAGTTGGATTTCATTACAACGTGCAAAGAATTTTCTTATTAGAAAATTAAATCAAATACAATCAATTGGTCATTTTATAAGAACGCCTGATGGATATAGAGTAACAAGTCCTGAAGGATATGTGGCCGTTGATAGAGTGAGAGGCGCCGTTAAACTTGTAGATAGATTAGAATTTAGTAGAGCAAATTTTACGATTGCTAAAGACTGGGTTAAAGGATAAATGAAAACATTTAAACAATTTATAAACGAAGCTGCTGTAGATTCAAAAGGACTTAAAAGTTCTACAGGAGGATTAACTCAAAAGGGTAGAGATTATTTTAATCGTAAAGATGGAAGTAATCTAAAAGCACCTGTAACAAAAAAACCATCTGAATTAAAAAAAGGTAGTAAGGCATATAATAGACGCAAATCTTTTTGTGCTCGTATGTCAGGCAATCCAGGCCCAATGAAAGATGATAAAGGTAGACCAACACGTAAAGCATTGGCTTTAAGAAAGTGGAATTGTTAAATGGGTGCAAATTTTAGAAAAGATACACAGGCATTTTTAAACGATAGCAAAACTATCTTTGAAGTGCCTATGATTGCCACAAAGGATGGTAACGTAGTAGATAGAGTTAATCCTTTTCCAGTTACACCTACAGGTTCAGCCGTTGACGCATTTGGTAGATTAAGGATATCTCAGCCTTTTACCTTATTTGATTCATCTCATAGATTTGCAGATAACGGATTATGGAATAGTAAAATTACAGGAGATGCTTCATCTACCTTTAGAGAAAATCAAGGACTTGTTGATTTAACAGTAGGCGATAATGCTAATGATGAAATCATAAGAGAAACAACTAAAGTTTTTTCTTATCAACCAGGAAAATCATTATTAACACTTAATACTTTTGTAATGAACGCACCTAAAACAGGATTAAGACAAAGAGTAGGATATTATGGTGCTAAAAACGGAATTTATTTAGAACAAGATGGTACTACAATTAATTTTGTAGAAAGAGATTATGTAACAGGTTCTCTTAATGAAACAAGAAAATCACAATCAGAATGGAATGGTGATAAATTAGACGGAACTGGTTTATCTAAAAAAACATTAGACTTAACAAAAGCACAAATTCTTTATATAGATATGGAGTGGTTAGGTTTAGGAAGTGTAAGATGTGGATTTGTTATAGATGGACAATTTATAATTGCTCATACTTTTCACCACGCCAATTTAATAACATCTACATATATAACTACAGCTTCATTACCTATAAGATATGAAATCAAACAACAAACAAATTTAGGTGATTCAACTACAGCCACATTAAAACAAGTTTGTTCTACAGTAATGTCAGAAGGCGGTTATGAATTAAGAGGTAAACAACAAGGCGTAGGAACTGCAGTAAATGCTCCAAAAGATTTAGCAAGTGCTAATACATTTTATCCTGTGGTTGCTATAAGATTAAAAACATCACCTGATAGATTAGACGCAATAGTAATTCTTACAGCTTTATCTATTTTGGGTGTAACTAACAATGCTTATTATAACTGGCAAGTAAGAGTTGGAGGAGCCGTAACCGAACCAGGTTCTCCTACAGGTTGGATTAGTGCAGGCGCAGATTCAGCAGTTGAATACAAACTTGATGGTGTAGGTGTTTCAGGAACGTTTAGAACATTAGCTTCAGGATTTCTTACATCAACAACACAATCTGCTATGCCTGTTGATATATTAAAAGAGGCTTTATTTAAATTTCAATTAGAAAGAAATTCATTTACAAGTACCCCAGAAATATTATACCTTGGTATTGCTTCAGCTAGTTCTGGCGCAGACGTTTATGCTACTTTGGATTGGGAGGAGATTAGTAGGTAAGTTATGAAAACTTTTGAACAGATACTTTCAGAAGGCCTATATGACCCTAATATATTCAAGGCCTTCTTTTTAGCAGGTGGGCCAGGTTCAGGCAAATCTTTTGTTGCAAGAAATGTATTTACAGGCACAGGATTAAAATTAGTTAATTCAGATATAGTATTAGAAAACAGTTTAAAGAAAGCAGGTCTATCATTATCTATGCCTGATGAAGAACAATATTTTAGAGATATATTAAGAGATAAGGCAAAGACAACAGTCAATAGTCAATTAGATTTATATATTAAAGGCCGATTAGGTTTAGTTATAGATGCTACTGGTAGAGATTATAATATTATACACCGCCAATTCGGTGAATTGCAACTATTAGGTTACGATTGTTATATGGTGTTTGTTAACACAAGTTTAGAAGTTGCATTAGAAAGAAATTCTAAAAGAGAAAGAGTTGTACCAGAATATATTACTAAAAATTCTTGGCAATCAGTTCAAAATAATATAGGTAGATTTCAAAACCTTTTTGGTTTATCTAATTTCGTTGTAGTAGATAATAGTAGATCAGAACAAGAATTAGTTACTTTAACAATGAATAAAGTAAATGCAGTTGTAAGAAGATTTTTAACAACACCTATTAAAAGTTATATTGCAAAAAGATGGATGGCAAAAGAAAGAATTGCCAAAAGAAAAGATGTTTAGATTAATAAGAGAAGCAGTTATAGATATACCTAGACGAACATATGCCAAAGGTGTATTTGATGATGCAGATACAGAAAATCCAAAATTAAAACAATCTGTATTAGACATTATACAAAATCAAATTAAACAATTTAATGAAATAAGACCTGTATTAAAATATAGTTTAGTTGGTTCAATACTTACTAAAACATATAGAGATGATGCCGATTTAGATGTGAATGTTTTATTTGATGTGCCATTAGAAGATAGAGATGTTGTAAGAAAAGAATTAGCCAAGTCATTAAGAAATATTAATGGTACATTGGTGCCAGGCACAAAACATCCTATTAATTATTATATCATTACAGATCCAAACGTAAAAGAAACAAACGATAAAATGGCTGATGCTGTATTTGATATTAAGAATAATACATTTATAAGAAAAGCAAAAGAGTTTAAATTTGATCCTAAAAGATATGCGGCCGACTTTGAGAAAAAGGTAAGAGAAATAGATGTAGTGCAAGGAGAATTAAAAAGAGATATAATAGATTACAACGAATTAAAAGAATTAAATCCTGATGATGTATTAGATTTACAAGAATTAATAAATGAAAAGTTAGATGAAATAGAAAATGGTATTAAACAGTTAATAGATATTGGTAATACAGTATTAAAAGATCGTGCTGATGCCTTTGCAACAGATATGACACCAGAAGAAATAAAATCTTTTGGCAGAAAAAATCAATTACCTAAGAATGTTATTTACAAGATGTTAGAAAAATATCATTATCTAACAATGTATAAAAAATTAAAAGAAATATTAGATGATGGTCAGATTACAGACGCAGAAATTAATTCAATAGATGAAGCATTAGAAAAATCATTTGCATTTACTTTTGGTAGATTTAATCCACCAACAATAGGCCACGAGAAACTTATAAGAACAGTTGCAAGTCAAGGTTCAGATTATAAAATCTTTATAAGCAGATCACAAGACGCAGTTAAAAATCCATTATCACCATCAGATAAATTAAAATGGATGACAAAGATATTTAAAAATTATGCTAGTCATATATTAGTAATGCCAACAAATATGGTATTAGAATTAGCAACAAAAATTTATAGTATGGGTTACAAATCAATAACTATGGTTGTAGGTAGCGATAGAGTAGGAGAATTTAAATCTATATTAACAAAATATAATGATGAAAAAAATAGACACGGATATTATAACTTTAAAAAGATTAATATAGTATCTGCTGGCGAAAGAGATCCAGACGAAGAAGGTGTAACAGGAATGAGTGCAAGTAAATTAAGAGATTACGCTAAGCGAGGAGATTTAAAAAATTTTAAAAGAGGAATACCAGGTAGTTTATCTGAAAAAGAAAAGAACGAATTATTTTTTGATGTAAGAAAAGGAATGGGTCTATCAGTAAGTTTGGCTGCAGACTATGAACCTAAAGTTGATAAATTAAAAACTTTGCAAGAGTTTGAAATACAACAAGTTAGAGATTTATACATTAGAGAAATGATATTTAACATTGGTGAACAAGTTAATAATACCAAATTAGATGTAAAAGGAAAAGTAATAAGAAGAGGAACAAATTATATTGTATTAGAAGATGTAAATAACAATCTACACAAATCTTGGATTTGGGATTGTATTCCAGTAACGGCTAATAAAGATGTATTAGTAAGAGAATATAATTTAGATGTTGATTACGGTTTTAAAGCCGTATCAGAAATTAAAGAAGAACCAAAATTGACAGAACAGAAAAAGAAAAAAATGTTCAGTGAATTGAAAAAGGAATTAATTAAGATGACAAATATTAAAAAAGAAGCTTATGATATAGGCCACGATTATGCACAGCATACATCAAAAACAACACCAGGTGAACCAGGATATGACCCTAATTATAAAGGCGATAAATATAAACCTAGTAAACCTGAAGATAATTTAAAGAAAATAACGACACAGGACATAGACGAATGGGCCTGTTCAAATGAAACAATAGATAAATATAGAGAAAGGTACGGCGATAATTACCAAACAAAGATAGAAGAAGTAAAAACAAAAATGATGTCTTTCAAGGATTACGCTAAAGAATAATATGAGTTTTATAAAACAATCTTACTTAGCATATAAAAAAGTACAAGAAGTATTAGAAAAAGAAACTTCAGACCACGAAATAGCTATGGCTCGTAGTGAGTTAGAAGGCATCGCCGATAAGGCAACAGCTACTTCTTCAATGTTAGAAGGTATGACTGAGTCTGGTAATCCATTACCAGCGTGGGTACAATCTAAAATTACTAATGCAAGTGATTATATAACTTCAGTACACGACTATCTAAAATACAATCCTCAGATTAATGAATCAGTTTCTTTAGAAGAAACTACTTTTGAAAAGATTTATCAAATGCAACAAGATGGTAAGTCAGTAGAAGATATAGCAAAAGAATTAAATTTAAAAGCAGACCTAGTAAAAAAAGTATTAGGTGAAAGTAAAACAATTTCAGAAGGCCTTTCTGACGCACAAATTGCTCAGCTTAAAAAAGAATACGAACCATTAAAAGGTAAAACAATTACTACTTCACAGTATCAACAATTAAAAAATATATTGTTTAAACTACAAGATGGTGATTTAGAAAAATTACAAAAACAAAATATACCATTTGCTTCAACAGGTGCTGGTTCAATATTAAGAGTAAGAAAAGCACCAGTTAAAATAACAAATGTAACTGTTCCAGGTTTAGAGGGTATGGCCGAAGAATCAGATAAAGGTTATAATGTAAAATACAAAATGAAAAAAGATGACGCCTCTATCAGTATGTCTTGGTACAAAGATAAAGAGTTAGCACAAAAATTTTTAGATGACGTAAAGAAATCAGGTGGTAACGGTATCATTACAGCAAAAGAAGAAGCAGAATTAAAACCAGTTCCTAGTTTAGAAGATAGTGCTAAGAAACATAATGTAGATATTGAAACACTAAAGAAACAATTAGAAAAAGGAATTAAAATAGAAAAAGAACATACTAATGACGAAAAGGCAGCAGAAAAAATAGCACTTGCTCATATAGATGAAAGACCAGATTATTATGTTCAAATAGATAAATTGGAAAAGAAACCAGTTGAAAAGGTAGCCGAAGTAAAAGAACCTACAGGAGATTTAAAAGATGCTTGTTGGACAGGTTATGTGGCAGTTGGAACTAAAATGAAAAATGGAAAACGTGTACCAAATTGTGTACCTAAATCAGAAGCATATAAAGGTGCTAAAGCGATAGTAGAAAATGCTTTCAAAAAATTAAAGGAGAAAAAGTAATGACAAGATATTTAGAAGTTAAACCAGGCAGTATTGCAGAAGTGGCCATCAGATTAAGAGATGATTACCAAGCATATTTTAAAAAAGAATTAGAAAAAGCAGGCAAAGGCATAGCACAAAT